AAACTATACAAACGCAGACATAGATGCCAACCACTCAGGAGGATTGGCAGACAAGTTGAAGGTTGCTCTTGAGTGTCTTCCAAAGTTGGGAATAACCGATGTGCTTCAAGGCGACATGATGTACACCAAAGATGATCTAAAGACGGAAACGATTAATGGTGAATCCCATGTTACTTTCACACCAAACACCATCACATATGCAGTCGCTTCTAGTAGCAAGTTGGCAAAGCAGATCAATGCCTCCAAGATGGGTATAGTCTTTCATACGAAATACACAGGAACAGAAATGGCATCAATGAAAGCATCGTTTGGTGTTGATGCCTCGTCACTGAAACAAACAAGGGATGTGTGGTTTGAAGATGCCAACCTCAAAGACGAAAGCGGTGTTGCAACATTCACTGACAGAGAATCGACTTCTGTGATGACAAAGATAACAAACGCAAAGAGAATGGCAGACAGAGCAACACTCAGCACCATAGATGCTATCGTATCTGATGCAGAGTTCAGTATGCTTCTGAAAACCTACTACAACACTTTGGTTCGAAATGGAAACATAGGAACTCCTAGTGTGATCTATGCTGGCTTCAGAGAATACATGGAGCAAAGATTTGATGATGCTATTCTGAAGTTGAAAACAGAACGCGGCAAGAAAGCAAAGGAAGATCAGAAGAAAAAGATGCTGTCCTTTATTCGAAGCAATTCCAAATCTCTCATCAAAGTATTTGCAATACAACAAGCCATTCGAGACATAAAGTTGGATCTACTTCGACAGGTCCAGAAAGTCAAATCTATTGGAACCTTTATCAGAACCGACAATGGATTTGAGGTGACAGCACCTGAAGGATACGTTGCCATAGATAGGATTTCAAACACTGCATATAAATTGGTGGACAGAATGACTTTTTCCCGCGCCAATTTTAATGCAGCCAAGAATTGGGAAAAAGCATAAATAGAGTTGTAAAGGAGAAACTTATGCACACATTAGCAGAAGCAGGTATTACTCTAAGTCATGTTGGTTGGGGTATCGTCATTTTTGTTGCCGGTGCCTTGGTTGGCGTTCCACTTTGGAAGTGGTCAGCAAAGCACATGCCTTGGAATAGAGGATGAAACCTTTTTCTTCTCTAAATGAAGAAGTAAAACTACTAAGAGGTCAAGCGGAGAAATCCGCTGTCCTCTCTTTTGGTAGATTCAATCCACCAACTACGGGTCATGCCAAGTTGGTGGATGCTATCGCATCTACCGCAAAGAAAATAAAAGCAACTCCTTTCTTGTTTCCGAGTCGTTCACAAGACAGCAAAAAGAATCCTCTGCCAGCCAAAGATAAGGTTGGATTCTTACAGAAGGCATTTGGCAGAAAGGTTACTGTTGTAGACGAGGAGTCGGCAAGAACTGTTTTCAAAGCAATGGAATCTTTGGTTGAAAAGGGATACACAAACATCACTCTTGTTGTTGGAAGTGATCGCGTATCGGAGTTTCAAAAAACAATAACTCCTTATATCGAGGAGATGGGAATCAACAACTTCGAGGTTGTCAGTGCAGGAGAAAGAGATCCAGACGCAACGGATGTAAGTGGAATGAGCGCATCCAAGATGCGCGCCGCAGCGGCTGCTGACGATTTCGAAACCTTCAAACAAGGTGTTCCCAAGGGACTTGGTAGCAGAGATGTGATGAAGATGTATGATGTTCTTCGATCCAACATGGACATCAGCGAAGAAGTCAGTGAGTTTAGTTACAAAAGACCAAATGGACGAATCAAAAAAGTAGTCTTGCTAACGGGACACAATCCAGTCTCGAAAAGTGGTTTGTTCCGAACAGCGGAGAGGTTGCGAGACGAATGCAAGAAGATGGGTCTAGAGTTTTACCCAATGTTTACTTTCAACGAAAAAGGATATGCAACCCACACCAACTCAGATGGTAGCATGACTCTGGTGAATTCTGATGAAACAAAAGTTACTGTTTCTCCAGAGGATAGCATTGTGTTGGTTCGAGGAGATCCTAGTCGAAGAATTGGCACCAACGATCAGGTTCGAGAGTTTGAGCAAAACGGGTTCTTTGTCATCAATCCCCCAGATGCTATCGACCGATGTTCAGACAAATACAGAGCGACAAGAGAACTAGAAAAATATGGACTACCTGTTCCTAAAACAGAATTCGTCCACATGGCAGAAGACGATGCTATCAAACTAGCACACAAAAGAGTCGGTGGAAAGTTCCCTGTTGTCATCAAGACAATTCGTGGATCAAAGGGTCGAGGAGTAACGATTGCCAACGACGAAAAGTCAATGGTATCTCTCATACAAGCACTGCATGAGGTCGATGAAGAGGCTCAGTTGATCATTCAAGAGTTTTTGCCAATCGACGGGGATATTCGTGTTATCGTATTGCACAATAATATTCTTGCTGCAATGAAACGAACCCAAGGCAAAAAAGAATTTCGAGCCAACTATGACTTGGGTGGATCGGTAAGCAAGGTGGACATAGACGAGAGAGTGGAGAAGTTGGCAGTCAAAGCGGCAAGCGCAATGGGATGCTATTATGCTGGTGTAGATATTGCCATTCGACAAGACAACAACGAGCCTGTCATCATTGAAGTCAATTCATCTCCCGGCACAGAGGGCATCGAGACGGCAACAGACAATAACATAGTCAAAAAGTTCCTAGAGCATGTTATCGAAAAGGAAAACTGGAAGAAAACACCAACCACTTGCATTGCCACATATGAAGTGATCAAGATCGAAGGTATCGGTCCTGTACTGGCGAAGTTTGATACTGGCAACGGTCGGCAAAATGCAATCCATACAAGTGGATACAAAATAAACGGGAACACGGTAACGTGGAAGCATCACGGCAAAACAATACAAAGCGAATTGCTAGGAATGATTGAACTGGTTCAGGGTGCCTTTGGTGGCAAAAAAGAAACAAGACCCGTTATTGAACTAGACGTTACTTTCCTTGGCAAGACATACAAGAAACAAAAGTTTTCCTTGGACGACAGATCCGAGAAGAACACTGTGGTTCTTATGGGAACGCCCACCATGAAAGAGATGGGAGTTGTGGTTGTTCCCGGTCAGAGATACAAGATGTCAACAAAGAGAGATTTAGAGGAAGCAAAGAAAACCGTAAAACTAGCCAAAGAGGAAGAAGCAACGGAAGACGGAATAGACTTCAGTTCTCCCCCCGAGGAGGGGACGGATGAGATCGTACAGCGTTACAAGAAGATGACTCCGGGTGAATTGAATGAACTAATGGATACATACTTTATAGAAAAGGAGTTAACATGACAACACAACCAAATCCCTTCAACAACACATCGTCAAGTCTGAAGGGTGTAATTGATGCAGCAGCGAGTGTGATTAGTGGATCACCAGTTTTACCGGATAGTTATTCTGATCACGTTAGCAGTGCTGCCGAAGAAATTATCAAGTTATCAGATGGACCTCATATTGCTGATGATGCTACAAAAATTCTTCAGAAGCACTTCAACACTGCTTCAGAAGGAAATCCTCAATCGACAAATCTTCAAAAGTCGTTTCAGCGAGAAGTAGACAAACAGTTACAGAGTTTAAGAGCAAAGGCAAAGTGGAAAGATGCTTCAAGGGATGATGCATGATTTAAACCACGATGATATGTTCATGCAATATGCTATGGACAACTACAACAATCCTCATTGTACTAGCGAGTCTGAATTTGAAGAAGACATAAGCAGAATAAAGTACATAAAGAGATTGTTTGGTAGATACCATAGCACAGGCGAACTCAAGGAAAGATTGATATTGAATCATATCATCGTGATGTACAATGTATTTGAAATTGAAGCAGCAACAAAGATGCTGTTCTACAAAATGGAAGACAAGTTCAAGCCTTTACTCAAAACCTTTTTGGTCTATCTAAACTATCTACCCGAAGAGCAGGAAGACTATATAAAGATACCACTGGATACAAAGGTGGTAGAGATATTGAGGAGAATCTGATGAAGTCATTGAAAGAACTTTTTGAAGAAATCGCCAATGTATCTGGCGATCTTGCCAAGTCATCAAAAACAGCCGGACCCGGAACCTTCAAGACTGTGAGTGGTCCAGATGGTCCCACTCTTCAGAGGAAAAGAAGAAAAGAACTACAACTATACGCAGGAAAAGTTTTTACTGTTTCCGAAGCAGAGTTCAACAGATTAAAGTCCACTGGTGCCAAGGCAAGGGGCGCAAGGTGGAGTAGTTATGTTGATGAGGAAAGTGAAATAGGAAGAGAGATAAAGTCTTACTCAATGAGAAACCCATCAAAGCCTGTTGTCATCAAGAATGGAGTAACAGGAGAAACTATGTTTGTTCGTCGTAGATGGAATGACAATCGACTGAGGCATAACAAGAAAAACTAATGATTGAATCTTTTTTGACTACAGAATTTCTTTCCCTCGTAGGAGGGAGCATAACTGGTTTTATCTTCAAGTCTCTAGCAGAGAAAAGACAAAACGAACAGGATCGTTTCAACAGAATGATGGATGCCAACAAGGCAACCAACGATGCTCACAATCAAGCAATTGAGAGAGTAGGATCAGAAGCAGGAAAATGGGTTAGAAGACTCATCGTGCTTTGTATTCTTTTTGGAACGATTCTTGCACCTTTCATTTTGCCCTTCTTTGGAATTCCAACCATCGTTGAAGTCATCGAGAAGAAGAACGCTCCTCTTGACTTTTTCGGTTTGTTTGGAACGAATGAGGTCATTACCTTTGAGACAGTAAGAGGATATTTGTTTACAACAGAGAACAGGCAGATACTGGTAACAATCGTAGGATTCTACTTTGGTTCTGCTGTAGGGAGAACAAGATGAAGTATATTTTGAGTTTGTTATTATGTTTTATTGCAAGTGCTTGTGCAACTGGTGAAAGAGTTCTCAGAACATCTTCTCCATCCAACGAAGAGCAGGCTAGTCCTGCACTGGAATGGGGATGGACTGATCCGGGTGCAATCATATTTTCTGTGATATGGTTGATCGTGATCTTTATCTTCGGATATATTCTCTACAAAGATTTCACCAAACCCAGAAGACTCTAACTCTTCTTCTTGATATCGTGATACAATTTCCAGCAGATGTAAAAAGAATCTGCTATGTCACTGACTGGACTCCCGACATCTTTCTTGTCAGGAGTTATCAGTTTCTTGAGATCAATACCAGTGTCTTTGGTGAACTGATCAACCATCTTTTCTTTGTTTGCATTTCCTTTTTGAGTAGCAAACTTTTTGACAGCAGATGGAGTTATGATCTCAACAGGCTTGCCGCATTGATGTAGTTTGTATTTGAGTAGTCCACAGTTCTCTGCAATCTGAAACACTGCTCTGCCACTAGCAGAATATGCATATCCTTCAAGGGCAATTTGATCACAAGCAAGCACCTTATCCACCGCCCAATCTGCAATGGATTCGTATCTCTCGCACTCATGGTTGTAGTCTTCGAACATCTCTCCATAAAAGATGTTACCAAAGACTTCGGCATTTTTCTTTACAGTTGTGAGATAGTAGAAGGAACATTTATCGACAACAAAAGGATCTCGTAATCTTCCATTGAAGATGCATATGCATGGTCCACGCAAAGAGTAGTCAATGCCTGCTAATATCATAGATCCTCCTACTGTATCTATGAAAAAACCCCGAGTCCATTCGGGGTGTTTTCATAGGTTGACTCGCGTGTGTTAGTCGCGTGCGCGATCTCGCGGACGACCATCCTCGCGTGCGGGAGCGATGACT